GTAACACTATTACTGTCTAATACTTTAAATTGTTCTGCACGTAGACCGTTCCAGTATATAATTACTGTTTTGTCTTTACCGTATCGTGCTATATCAGCAGTAATGTATTTTGTGCCACCTTGCGTGTCTTCTAATTCAAAAGAACCTAGTATAGCGTTATAGTCAATTAGTTTGTCTTCGCTATCGTCGTATTCCCAGTTACCTAATAATAAACGTTGTTTACTTACAAAGTCTAATTTTTCTAACTGGTCTTTATAGTGTTTACTTACGTGTCTATTGTCTGTTAGTAGTGACTGTATAAACTTACGATAGTCTGGTAATACATTATCTTTGTACGGTTTGTAGAACGTAGTATATACCCATTCTTTACTAGGGTTACAAGTCATTAACATTTTTGGTATTAAACCGTATTCGTCTAACTTGTACCTAATTCTACTACCTACTATTTGTTTTGCTTTTTCTGTTATCTGGTTACATTCGTCTACAAAGACTGCAGTAAGTTCTAACGATCCTAAACTGTCGAAATTTTTGTCTGACGGGTAAGCAAATAAATCTTTTAATATAACTTCACTACCATTATAAAAGGTAATAATATTTGTCTGTGCGTTATACTTGTAGTGTATATTAGCTTGTATGTTCCAAGCACTGCAGACTTCGAAAAATGTTTTTAATGTAGTCTTCTTTAATGTGTCTAACTTACTACGACCTATTAAGCAGCGTACACCGTCGTATTTAGTACATAGCCATATTATCCAAGCACACCCCAAATAAGACTTACCACCACCAGCACCACCACCATATAATAATTCTGTAGTAGTATCGTCAGTAAGATATTTAAGGGCTTGCCCTTGTTTACTCGTTAGTGTCGCTATCAATTTTTAGTTCTATGCTAATAGGTTTTATTTCACCACTTACGTCTAGTTCTTGTTTCTCTACGTAACCACGTTTCTTACCTTTTGTTTTTAAGTAAAATACTGTAGCTGGTGTATTACCTTTTTTAATTTGTTTGTGTAGGTGACTTTCGGCAAAGTCTATAGCTACGTTTTCTATGTCGTTTACTGCACGTTTATAGTCTTCGTCGTGTTCTAGCCATATATAGTGCGTAGTTCTGTCTATACCTACTATCCTAGCAGCAGACGTTACTACACCTAAAGTTTTTTCTAGTGCGTCTAGCATAGATAGCTTATTTTTTAGTGTTCTGTCTTGATCTTGCATAGTGTCGAATTTGTCGAATTATTTACCACATAAAGCACATACTACTTTATCTTTGTCTACTGGTTCTTCTGGTTCAGCGTGTGCTATTATATCGTCTTCATTTTGCCATATATCTAAACCCCAGTCTTCTAGTTCTACGCTATCCCATTCATTAGCTAATATGTCATAATCCCAGTCGCCAAAACTTAAATTATCTTTTACTATAAATTGCTTTTTTTTTTCTTCTGTTAGTTCGTCAGCTTTTATTACATAAGCTTCTTTATGTCCTAACTCTACTAAAGCACGATAACGCATATTGCCACCAAGTATAATATAGTTTTCGTCTACTACTATTGGTCGTAGCTTTAACATTTCTGGTAAGTCTTGTATAGACTTCTTTAGCTTTATAAACTTTGCTTCGTTTACTTGTCTAGGGTTTTCTTTGTTTGGGTATATGTTACTAATAGGTAATAGTTGCATTTTCTAAATAGCTTTTTAATTCTTTGTCTTTTATATTGTCTTGCCTTTTTATTTCAAAGTTTAAATGGTCTATACATTTTTGCAAGTCTTTAGTTATATCGTTGTTAGGTTTTTTACCAGCACGTAAGAGGTAAGCAATAGCTACACCTATGTTATAGTTATCACCAGCAAAGTCTTCTATAACTTCGTGTGCTTCGTAACCGTATACTTTACCTTTATAATAGTTTGGTGTGTTCATATTTACATTCTTAAATCACTTCGTTTAGCTATAGTACCGTTGGGCTTTTTAATTATACCACCGTAACCTTTATGTTCTTTAATGTATTCGCCATACGTTTTACATTCTTTACAGTATGTTTCTGGGTTTATTACTTCACCGTCTACTACTTTCATAGTAGTTTTATAAACGTCAAACGTTTTGCACTTACATTTATATTTCATCTATTAACTTTTTTATACCTTGATAACAAGTATTTAAGCAGCTACTACAGTTAGAATTTGGGTTATACTTTGTTTTATATATTTCGTTGTATAGGTTTATTAATTCTACTTTTTTTTCTTTTGTTTTAGCAGTACCAGTTTTACAGTATAGCCATACGTCTATTAAACGTTCTTTTTGTTCTTCTGTTATTACCATTTGTCTTTAGGGCATTTTTCAGTTTTCCAAGCTGCTTTAGTTTCTATAGGGCAACCACATTCGTTACATTCTCGTTCTGGTGTTAAGCTAGGGCAACGTGAACAAATAAAAGCACGATCATAATACGTTGGTGTGTCTACGTTTTCAAAACCACCTAACACACGTTTACTAACTGCTTTAAAGTAGTTATAGCTTTTTAGCATAAAGTTTGGTTTATTCAGCTTCTTGCGTTTGTCCATTTCTTTTTAATTTAATTATACCATAGCTTTTATATTCTGGTAATACCATTACGTCTATGTCGTCAAATGTTAAGTCGTCTAACTGTACTATATATTCTACGTCGCCTTGTTCGTTATATATTTCTATAAACGGTATGTCGTAGTCTATTAGTTGTGCCAGTTCTTTATATATCATTATTCAGTTCTTTTAACCTTTTATTAATATATGCTTTAACACCTTTAATAGTTGTGTATATAGACATTCTACTAATATTAGTTTTGTCGCTTAACGTACTATATGTGTAGTTTCTACCGTCGTTGTCACCTAATACGTAAAGTTTAAATAATTCTCGTTCGTACCAGTATAACTCGTCTAGTATTTTATTTACATATACTTCGTTATTAATAATATATAAATGTGCTTGTGCTTGTTTTTTTTCAGCATTTTTTAAAGCCAGCAGACATAACTCGTTATCGTACGTAATTAGTTCGTAGCTTTTTTTATAGGTGTAGTAGTATGGGCTTGTCTTACTGTAATAACTTAACTTACACATACGGTTAAAGTAAGCACGTATATTACCGTTCTCTATAATGTCTTTTAGTCTAGCTTCTGGTAATTCTAATAATTGTAAAAATAGTTCTTGCGTAAGATCGTCTAAATCTTTAGCTGGTATAAAGTTAGCAGCTATTAATTTTAGTTCTTTACAAAGTGCGTTACTTAACATACGTGCATATTAACAAAAGAATTTTAATATACAAGCTTGTTAATAAGTATTTATAAACAAATTTCTTTTAATAATTGTTTATAATGTTTAATCAATTCTTTTAAGTCTTCTTTACTGTACTTAATACTTGACTTGCTTAAACGTATTACTTCGTCTACGTTCTGTTCGCCTATGTCTGCACATAGTCTACGGTAAAATAATAGTTGTTCACCTTGCGAATACATATTACACTTTACGCACTGTGGTCTACAGTTGTTTAAGTGCCAGCGTGTACTTGTATGTCGTCTACTTTGAAAATGACCGTTTTGTATTTGCTTGACTTGTTTAACAATACCACACGTATAACATTCTACGTTACCGTTATCGTCTGCATAGTGCCAGCGTATGTACTTACTAAAGATCGTGTCTAGTTCTTTTTTAAGTGCTGCGTGTGTTTTTTGTTTAGCCATTCTTTTTGCTTTTTATATCTTTTGTCTTTACGGTGTTCGTACCATAAAGTAAAGAAACATATTATAGAACCTATAAAGGTTGCTGCTATATATAAAGTTTTCATTTTTTTAATTTATTTAATGTAGCTTCTATTATTTCTATACATAATTCTTTTGGTAATTTACTACGTTCGTAATTATTTTTTAAACCTTGCGTACCATTTGCAGAACCTCTAGGTGCTTCTTCGTGGTGACAAAATTTATTATTATTAAAACATTTTTCTCTTGGTTTCCAGCCATTCAAATTAAACATATCGTAAATGTTATTAGACCAAATGTCAGTAGGTTTCATACGTTTGTCGCCATAACTACAATATGTAATAGTCGTTCTGTCAATACCTTTTATTATTCTACGCATTTTACCACGTGGGTTTTCAATATAGAATATACTATTAGGGTAAAAGTTTATTATTTCTAACGTTTTATTTAAGATTTTTAAACCTTGTATAGCTTCTTTACTTTTTGGTGTGTGGTCTTCGTTCCAATGTTTACCAATACTAGCCACACTAAAATAAGTACAAGGGGGAGAAGCCCATATTATACTAGGTGTAAATGGTATGTCGTTTTTGTTTACGTCTAATATATCTTTAACTAAATTTATATTATCAAAATTATTAATGTCTACACTAAAAACATTACAGTTGTATTTTTCTGCTACTTTACCAAAACTTCTACTACCAGCAAATAATTCTAGTACATTCATTTTAAACGTTTTGCTTTATTAATAGTATTGCCTATAAGCTTTTGTGTCTGTTGTTCTTTTTCAAAGTCTGTTAAAAGTCTTTGTTGTCTTTTAAGTGCAGCAGACTTTTTGTATTCTTTTAACCATATATTAAAGTTTCTAACGTTTACAAAGTTACCGTTTTCGCTATTTCTTATTCCTTGTTCAAAAGCAAATTTAACTTCTTCAATAGTCATACCACCGTAATAACGTACAAGATCGTGGTATAGTAACTGTGCCATTAATACCACTTGTTCTGTGTCTGGTTTTTGTCCTAGTTCTAAATAGCATTTACTTAATAAATCTACACAATCTATTTTTAGTTGTTTTTCGTCTTTAGTGTATCGTTCCCAAATTTTCATTTTACTTGTTCTTTAACCGTTAAAATTATTTCCATTAATTCGTCGTATACTGCTTCTAGTTCTGGGCTATTGTCTGTCCATTTAACTATTTCTTTTTCGTAAGCCCTTGCAGTACCTATAAGTCTATTAAATTTAAGTTTAACAATACCAGAGTGTCTACCCTTTAAGTTATACAGTTGTTCGTTAAAACACCTAAAAGTAGCTATTAGTAAGTTTAAGTCTATTGTGTCTTGTTTAGTCATAATTATATAATGTTTCTAGCTTCTTGCCACGTGTCTAATATATTCTTTTTTTCTTTAGGTTTAAACGCAGCTTCGTTTTTTTGCCACGTTTTAAGTCTTCGCCCTATATCAAAAGTCTTTTGTAGTTCGTACTTTAGTTTAGTCTTACTGTGGTTTGGTTCTGTCCAGTAGTCATAAAAAGCTTCTAATAGTTGTTCGTTGTAACTATCTTTAAACGCAGACAGTTCTATTAAAAATTTATTAGTTACTTTTAATAGATCACGTTTCTTTTTTGCTTTAGTTTCTAGCTGGTAAGACTTCCAGTTACAGACAGTAATTAAACTATTTTTAGTGTTACTATCAATATCTATATACCCTTGTGCTTTTAATCTTTGCATACGTTTGTATACAGTTGTCGGTTTTATGTGTAGTTCTTCGCTTGCAGAAACACGACCAGTTATAAACTGACCTACACCTACTTTACGACCATATACTAAAGCTTCTTCTGTGTTAGCTTTAAGAATACACCATATAAATATTTTAAGTAGTTCAGCGTCAGCAAATACACTGTTATCTAATATTTGCCTATGTAGTTTTATATATCCTTGCATTTGTGTATTGTTATTTGTTCGTCAAAGTTATTATTTATTAATTAAATATTTCTAGTTGGTCAGCAATTTTTTTGTCTTCATACATAGAATAAACTACAATACTTGTTTTTTTTCCGTATCTTGTTTTTACACATACAGTACGTTTGTAAATATTGTAATTTTCGTCGTTAATTAATTCCCAAACTCTAGTAGCTAATCTTGTTATGCCATAATCCATAATAGCTTGCCAAGTAGTAATAGTTTTATGTTCCTTTAAGTGTTTTAAAATTATTTCTTTTTGTGTCATTATACTAATTGTTTTTTAAATTGTTTTAAGTTAGCTATAGCTAAATCTATTTCTTCTATTGTACTTGCAGTTTGTAAATTACGTTTTAAAGAACCTACGTTACTTTCGTCTTCAAATCTATTAACTACTAATATATAAGCTTCGTTATATTCTGGGTATGCTTTAGGGTATAACGTATAGTGTTTGTGTAGCTTTTTGTAATGGTAAAAGTTTGTACGGTGCTTGCAAAAATGTCTGCTTAAAGTTGCTGGTGTTACACCACCTTGCATTAAAATATTACAGACTACTAAACGTGCTAATACTTGTTCAGCAGTTTTACCTTTAACGTTTATTTCTTTTACTGGTATTTCTAACACGTCAGAAGCTATATTTTTTAATAATTCTATTTCTTCTAATAACATTAGTCTGTAGTTTTATGGTTGTCGTCGTCGTTTAATATCTTATGTATAGTAGGATCAATTTCTTTAATTTGCCTATATATACTTCGTACTTGCTTCATTACGTCAGCACGTTGCGTTTTAGTTATGTCAGTACCAGTTACAGTAGTAACTAAACTTTGTGCTTGTTCTAATAATTTGCTAGTCTTCTTTTTCATAATCGTAAATGTCTTGTATGTAAATACCTTGCTTTATAAGTTCTTTACAGTATTTGTCTAATTCTTTTTCAGTTCCTACAAATAAACCACCTTTAATATGTGTGTGGTCTGCATAACGCATACCAGTAGCAGCGTCTATATGTATAGCAGAACCTTTATTATTAGCTTTTAAAGCTATATAAAACTTTTTTACTATAGTTTCTTCTGGTTCTGGTATTGTGCGTATTATCCAGCGTTCATTATTACTGTCTAGTTCGCCATATTCTTTAGCAGTATACTTGTAGTCTTTGCCCTTATTAATACCGTCTTCTGTGTATGTGTCGTAGTCGTTCATAATTAAAATGGTAAGTCTGACGGTGTAGTATCGTTAAAATTATCGTCAGAAGCATTATTAGCTTGTTCGTTTACGTCTAAAGCCATTTGCCACACGTCAGCAGACGTATAATAATTGCCCTTGTATTCTCTACTAGATAAATTAAATAATACTTGTACGTTGTCGCCAGCACTAAATTCTAATAACATATCTACTTTTTGTTGTCCGAATAAATTAAAGCATACTTCTGGGTTGTACTTTGCACCAGTATCTAATACAAAAGATTGTTTAACCCATTCTTTACCAGCTTTGCTAGTACCACTTTGCAATTCTAAAACTTTAACTAAAGTTCCTTTTACTTCTAAACTCATAATATTTATTTATTGATTAATTAATTACTTTTTAAAATTTTCACTTTCGTCTTCGCCAAAAACACCTAAAGAATATAGACCAGCTAATTTTAATACTGCCCTAGACATAGCACGTTTTTCTGCCATTTCTACTACGTAGTACGTGTTTGTACTACCGTCTTTAAAACTATTACCTTTTAAAGCACTTCCATAAGTTTCTATTTTACTAGATCCTAAAGTAGCATAAGCTTTTACTACTGCGAATGTAGGTTCGCAACGTTCTAAATTATAGCTTATTTCTATTTTCTTTTTAGCTTGTATTTTATCAATACCAGCACGTGTAATAATTGTATAGTGTTGGTGCTTAAATACGTCTTCTGGTATTAAACCGTTATCTTTAAAAATTTTATTTAATGTTTCTTGCTGCGTCATAATTATATATCTAATATTTTACGTTGTTCTAAACTACTTTGTATTTGTTTTAGTCTGTCTATAGCGTGTAGCGTAGACATAGCACGACCATTATAATATAACTGTATAGCTTTATCGTTGTCGTTAATAGCTTTTATTTCTTCTTCTTGCCACGTTTTAGCTAGTTCTGTTAAACTTTCTATTTGATTGTCTATAACTCTATTAACGTCGCCTAATCTAACTTTTTCTACTTGCATATCGTTTCGTATATAAAGTTACTAATTTTGTCTTCGTACTTGTTCAGTAAATATGCTATAGGTAATAGCAGAATAAATTGTAGTAATGTAATCATTTTGTGTATTGTTTAAATTAATAATACGCAAATATAAACACTTTTTAGTTTATAAAACAAATCTTTTGTAAAGTTTTTTTTGTAAAATTTAATTTACTAGATATAATAAATTTAAAATAAAGCTATATATATATATAAATATATATCTATATTAATAATAATATAATACTAATATATATATATACTTCTTGTTTGTGTCCTTTTGTTGTTACGCAGAACGCATAACTGACTAATTATAAGTCCATTAAGATATTTATAGGTAAAGTACCATTATCTTTAACCACCATACAAGCTATTGCTGGTTTTTTACCAGCTTTAGCATAAGCCATAGCGTAAGACTTAAAGTCTATACCACACCCTACTTGACTACCAAATACACGATATTTAGCACCTACGTAGTGTTCAGTATAACATTGAGTATGTAAGTGTCCTTGTACTGTGTTCATCATATCAGCACGACATTTAGTACGTGCAGTACCAGCTTCACCATGTATATACTGTACGTCGTCTTTTACGTACCGTTCTACAAATTCCCAGTTAGGTGTTTCTAATACTTCTTTATAGCTTTTTATCCACTTGCTAGGTATTGCAGACGTTTGTGCTTTACGCATTATAATTCTGTCGTGGTTACCTATTAATACTGTAGCTTCTGGAAACGCTTTATACCATTTAGCTATTTTACTTATAGCTAATTCTAGTTCGTCTAAACCACCTAAACCGTCTGCACTTGTTTCGTGGTAACTACTATAATGATTGTCTATTATATCGCCTATAAACACTACTTCGTTACAGTTGTGTGTAGCGTATTGTTCTATACAAAATTCTAAATAACCGTCTAGCGTAAATGGTTCGTGTATATCACCTATTACCAGAACGTTATTAGTTCTGTGTTTTCGATAGTTTAATAGTAACGCTTCTTCGTCTGCTTTTAACCTATACCTATTTGTTTTGTTTACTTGATCCACCAAAGAAAAAATCTATAATTGTATTAACTTTACTTGACATAGCACCGAATACTGTAGATATAAAACCTATTTCGTAGTCAGATAGTTGTATATTGCTTGTAACAAAGTATCGAAATAAAACATAAGATAAACCGAAATAAGCACACGTAAATAACGCTGCTAATATTTTCTGTATAAAAGCGTCATTACTGTATAATTCTCTTGCACTTTTACGGTCTTCTACTTCTTTACTAAATAATTCTTTTTCTTGTTCTAATAATATGCGTTGTAGTTCCAGCTTTAGCTGCTTTTTTTCTTCGTCAGACGTATGCAGTTCGTCTACTATTTCGCTAACTTGTGGTACTAAATTTTTAAATATATCTAATATAACCATATTGCTGCTGGTTTGTCTTTATCGTCGTCAGTATGTATAAACGTTTTAGCTATACCCATACGTCTACCTAAACCTACTTTAACTAAAGAGTTAATAATTTTAGTTCTGTCTGCACTGTTATTACAACGTATGTCTACTGCTACACCTTTTAAGTGACTGCTACCTACACGACCACCTACAGTAGCGTTATGTTTTTTACTTCTATAACCACTTGTTATTTTAAAAGGTACACCAGCTATAGCACGTGCTTCGTCTAGCTTATGTAAAAAGCTTATAGACATTTTGCCACCGTCTGTAGTTGGTAAACCACTACCGTCTTCGTCTGGGCTATCAAATTCGTCGAAATTAAAATACTTTAACATTATTTATGTTTGCAATTTATTTTAGCTAATTCTTTTTCTAGTTCTATTATTCTGTCTTCACATTCGTTAATTATCTTAATTTTTTTTTCTAACCTTTGGTCTAAAATTAAAATATCTTTACCTAGTTGCGAAATATTAGCAAATACAGTACCAGCCATAAAAATTACGCCTATTATCCATATTATATTACCTATACTTATTGTAAAGTCTTTACCCATTTACTAGGTATTTTTTTTGTTCTTACGGTATGTTATGTATTTATCTATTGTGTATATAATAGAAATACTTAAAAGAATAATTTGTAAAAATTGTTCTACTTCTGTAAAGCTAATCATTAAGCTTATACTATTTAGCCCTAGTACGTCTGCGTTTTGTTGTATCAGATTTTTCATTTTTTTTATCTAAATAGCTTTTAAGCTTTTGTATGTTTTCTTTTTTTGGTTTATACGTCAAAACTACCGTCTAAAAAGTCACGTAGTGTTATTCTACTGTGTTGTTCGTATGTGTCTAAATTCATACCACTAAAGTATGTGTCTTTAGTTGGGTTTAAATCTTCGTTAGTGTTCGTGCTATATTCTGGGTATTTGTCCGTATTGTGTCTAATATAGTCTACTAAACGTGTAGCGTAGTATTCAGCAGTATTCTGTATAATATTACGCATATACTTTATGTCTTCTAAACTTGCTGGTGTACTTGTTTCGCTAATCTTACGTACTATGTCTTTATTCATAATTTTGTAAGACAGAAACGGTACACATTCGTATAAGCTATAGTGTATTAATACTGGTTGTATATATTGATCTACTAACGTTTCGTAGTCTTCATTACCACCGTCGTCAATAGTTGCAGCAGTTATAAGCGTTTGTATCTTGTCGTATAGTTTAGTACCTAACAACTGGTGTACGTGTATGTCTTGTGCTACCTTAATGTATGGTAACAATAGTTCTACGTCTACATTACCGTTAATAGTAGTAGACTTTTTTATAGTGTCTTCGCTTATAAATAATACAGCCATTTTATAAAAGTTTTCTTTGTTCTTTTATTTCTTTAGATAAGTCTTCTGTTTTTTTAACTAATTCCATATACAAAGGTATAGCGTTTGGTACTATGCCTAAATCTTTAGCAGCTATTTCTATACCGTTTATACGTCTATTTGCTATATTTAAAGTTTCTTCTGCTTGTTCTATACTAACTTCTATGCTTATTTTAACGTCTTTTAATTCCTTTATATTTATGTCAAAGTTTTTTAGTTCATTATCTATATTTTTTAAAAAACCTTTTAAATTTTTAGTAGCTGGGCTAGCTAACTCTACTTTT